GTATTGTTTTGATTTCCATTTGCCATTCCCATTATTTGTGCATAGATCGCAGCTTTTTCTGGATCATTGATTAATTGATCTGGATCAATATCTAAAGACTTAGCAATCTCTGTTAAACAAGTATGCCATCTGACAAAAGGTGCAAGTGCAGGATTAGCTGCTGTTTGCATAAATGTCATTAGTCTTTGAGATCTTACTTCTTTCTGCATCAAAGAAGAAGTGCCTTGTGCTTTGATCTCTAGATCACCTATTATATGTGGAGCATCATCATTGAATTGCATGTTCCAATAAAATAATGATTGTCCTAGGGGCTTTAATAAATAATCGTCAATATTTTTAATAACTGTTTTAATACTCAATGCTGCAGCACCCATAAGCATTGACATACCAGATGCTGTTCTAGTTGTAGATTGTACACCTGTTGCTCCATGAGAGTATGAAGGTATACCAGTTGCCTCATCAGCTAACTGTCTAAACTTATCAAACATCTGTAAATTCTCGTATGCAGTATTAGGAAACTTTAATCCATGTACTGCTTGTCCTGTCTGACCACTCTGTCTTCTAAATATCTTACCAGGAAATACTTTCATATCTTGGCCTGGTACTAGCATAGTCTCATCTACATCAAATACTAGATTACCTGCTAGTGCTAAGTTATCAATAGCCATTCTTGCATGACCATTCATAACCTGTTGAGAGTCTTCCATATTTTCTGGAATACCAATACCAAAGAATTGATATGGATTTAATTCATATGGACAAACTAGATAAGGTATTCTAGTTGGTGTAAATGGATTCTCAACCATTCTTAAAACTTTATTACCGCATATCCAAACATTAACATGAATATTATCTGAATCTGTGCTATACATTAAACCACATTCATCTGCAGTTTGTCTATCTATTATACCCCAATATTCTAAAACTTCAAATCTATTTTTATAAATCGTTTGTATATTTTCTCTATCATACAGAGAAGATTCAAATCCTCTTGTCTGATAATTAGGGCCCATCTCTAAACATTCCATAACAGCTTCTCTATCAAACATAGGTTTATCTGCTAGATCTTCAAACTGTGATTTATTAAATGAGTGTCTTTGTATTACATAATCACAATCATGTATAGTTGTAGCATTTGGATCAGGATAAAAATCCCAACATGATACTGCTTCTATACTAGGAATAGTTTTTGTTTTTGTTGCATGAACTCTTTCTACATTTCCTTCTTCATCTTCTGCTGTAGAAAATGCATGATATTCTTTTGTATCAGTAAATGGACCTTTTAAAATACCTGTACCCATTAATGCCATCTCAAAGAATACATGACGCATAATAGTGATAGCTCTACTTTCTTCAAGCTGATCATGTATTAATTTCTGCATCTGTTCTGCAGCCATTCTAGCTGGTTCTATCTGTGGAGAACCTGTATATGATGGTCCATCTTTAAAACCAAGATCTTCATAATCTTGATTTAGATTTTTCATTAATTCATTTACTGTAGCTCCAGGAGGTATAGTTCCTCCATCTCCAGGAAATCCATAAGGGCTTTCCATCTCTTCTGATGGTTGTTGTGGATTCTTTGGATCTAGATGTGCTCTCTCAGAAATATCTTCTGGTACAGATGTAGGTGATACACCTAAAGGAAACTTACCTTGAGAAAATAATACTTCTATTATCTGACCAAATGAAGCAAGAACTTTTGTTTTAGTAATCTTTACAAATACTCTTGACTTCTCATTTTCACGAAAAGCAGTTTCTGGTCCATATAATCCTCTATAGTTTCTATAAGCCTTTAACCATCTTTTTTCATCATAGATCTTAGATGTCTCAGCTTGTTGAAATCTTTCTCGGATATATCCAACTAAAGCATTACCCTCGGCCTCGTAACCGCCATTTTTATTTTCTTCTTCTTGCATTAATTATATCTATTAGTAATCTCTTTCTTCAGCCATTCTAAAGATTGCTGGATCTACTTTTGACTTTGACTTACCTTTTGCATCGTTACCATCTCCAGAAGTAGCTCCTTGAGTTACTTTTGAATTAGGATCTATAGCCTTAGGCTCGATAGGTGCTTTAGGTGCATCTGGTGCTAGTTCTCCTTGCATGTATCTTTTCATCATTTGGGTTTTCTCCTCTTAGTTTTTTTCTTTTTCTTTTTTTTCTTAGTGCCTGCATATACTACAGGTATATAATTACTCTTAGCTCCAAGACTCATTAATAGTCTTTTTCATCTGCCATTTTAAACAAAGAATCTTCTACATGCTCAGAACCAGATTTAGTAGGAACATCTACATCATATGCAAATGGTTCTTGTTTTCTGTGAGTATGTTGAGAAAAGTCAATATTATTATGTGGTCTATTAGGCTGTTTGCCTTCTGGACCATCACTTAATTGACCTTGTTTAACTTTAGCTTTTGGATCAAATTTTGTTTCCATTGCTGTCTCCTGTTATATTTTTATTTTTTTAATCTTTAAAATATTCTTGGTAGGTATCACTGTATGACCACCACCTTGCTTTATAGATCCGCTATCTTCAAATATAAAATCTGCCATGATAACTGTAGTTTTTTCATTCTGTTCTACAAGCCATCCAAAACTACAACATATTGCAGTCTTTGCTTTTTTTATATCTGGTATATCAGACCATTCACATGATCCAACAATATCCTCCCAGTATGCGATCACTAGATCATAGGGAAAATTCTTTTTATTTATCTCTGGTATTTTTCTACTTAGAAGCACTTATGACTTTTCCTTTATTAAGTCCTTGTTTTATAGTATACCCTTGAGTACCATTAGCACCAATCTCTACTTCTTTCTTTAGAGTTCTAGAAAGACTAAGTTGTTTAGTTTTTCTATTAGTGTTATTTATATATTGTAATATCTGTCTTGCAATTCTATTCATAATTAATAACCAAATTTATCATCTGCAGCATGAAAGTCATTCTG